CATTAGGTAAAGTTCTTGGGTGTATTTGTCTTGCATGTGGATCTCAGCGAACCGGCGCGCGATCTCTTTTGTGACGCGTTCCGGTAGTGTGGCCCGCTCGTTTGTGCCCGCCTTGAATATCTCCACGCCAGTGGGCGTGTGCACTGCCTCATATCGACGCGGGCCGTCCGTGATGTACTGTAGGCCCGCTATGCTTGAAAATTCAATTCTCATAAAACCCCCACAAATTCGAAATCTTGATCAAATATGGCCACATAGAACCCGCCACGGCTTGCGTGGACCTTATAGGTCCATCCCTCCGCGTCGTCATAGTTGAGCCGGTCCGCGAGCATTTGCGCGCGATCAATTGTTTTGAAATATGTCATGGTGCAGCCTTTGTGCGTTTGTGTGGTGCCCGAGCATCTCGCGGATGATCGCGTGCCTTGCGGACCGGTGGGCATGCGCTCGCGCGTCCGGCCGCATGCGGCCGTATAGCGCGCGGATCACGTCGCGAGCGCTCGCCCAAACGGGTTGTTTTAATCTTAAGTACGTACTAAACATGGTCCGCTCTCCATTGTTCAAAGCTAATCGATTCGGTCCACGTGCGTGCGATCGCGCTATTTGTGGCCATCCGGCGCTCATCGCGGTAGGCTTGCGCCTCCGCTGGCGTGAAAAAATCAAACCAGGGGCAATTACCGTTTTTCATTTGGACATATAGGCGGATCATTTGGCCGCTCCTATCATGATCACGCGGCGTTTGTGGCCGGACGCGTGGTCCGCGATCACCACGTCGCGGGCCGTGATCGTGGTGCCTGAGCACAAAATGCACTTTTCGCACGTGGCCTTGCGGCCGCCCTCAGCTGACGCCGGACAAATAGTCTCGCCGGCTTGCTGATCGACGCCCACGGAAACACGAAAAACGCGCATCCCGTACAAATTAGCTTGCGCCGCTTCGTCGATAGTGTCCGCTGACGCCATCACTAGTGGGGCCCATGATGCATGATCAAAGCCTTGCGCTTGCCATTGATGGGTATACCCGCGACGGCCGGCCGCGTGCTGGGTGATCGCGTGCCACATTTGGACCGGCGCCGCGGCCGGATCGCCGTATGTACCCAAACGCACAATTTTTTGCGCCAGAGCTTGGGCGATCGTGGCCTGGTCCGCGCGCTCATAGCGTCCGCGTTTGTAGGCCTCATAGACTGAGCGGACGGACCGGCCCACATTAACGTAACAGGGCGCGGCCCCGTTCGTTTTGGCTAATAGTGGCCGGTGGACGCATTGCCCGCAAATGCTGACGTCCGCGCCGGTCTTAAGTGCATCCGTGGGCGCGACGTCCGCGCGGATAATGAACGATTGCACGATCGCGCCGGTTTTGGCATTGTCTGAGCCGTCGATCTTATTAATGATCACGACAATTGGACGGCCGTCGATCATGCTCGGGCCCTCATATGCAATAAATCCTAGGGGTTTTTTCATGCTTGGCTCACTTTCAGGGAATATTCGTTTTCTTGACGGATGCTGCAAATATTGCGGCGTTGCTCATGTTTTGGCACTCCGGCCGCTATTTCGGCCGCTTCGCGTGCGTCAAACGCGGCCCAAATCGCACGGCGAGCCGGTGATCGTGGGTTTGCTTCTTGGCTTGCGGCCCCACGAAAAGTTGCGTAGCCCTTAGGATTGCCCACGACGTTATCGTTGCAGTCAAAAATAAAATAGTTCATGGCGGGCCTCATTTGGTCAAAACGTCGAAATATTCAAGCATGCATGCGACGGCCACGGCCGCGCAAACGACAAACGCGATCACGCGCAAAGCGAATTCGATAAAGTTAAGCATTTGCGGCCCCTATTAGGATGGGTTCCACGCGTTTGGCGCGTCGATCAAACCGGCAAACGGGCAAACGTAACCGGTTTTTTCCTTGATCACGGTTTCGCACGTGTCTACTAAATTGCACAAGTCCATGCGTGACAGATTAGGCACGGCGTCCGCGGCGATATCGGCGAGCGCGAACGCGTCGAAATACGGTAGGTTAAGAGCGACGTATTCGTCGACGATCATGTTAATAGTTTGCATTTGAAACACCTTTTTAGTTGCACTGCGATGCTGCAGTAAATACAGTGTAACAGATTTTCTAGCAGTAAACAAATTATTTGCAAATATTTAATAGGTAGTTTCCCGATAGGGATGTGGACGCGATGTGGACGCGATGTGGACTGTATGCGTGCTTCCAATTGTCCACGTGGGAGCCCGCATAAAACCAGGCTTTTTGGCTATTTGTGGACAATGTGGACTATTGATTTGTATATACGGTATGACTTTACTGTGAAACATATATATATTGTTCCACGGTAGGGCGGTAGCGATTTAAATCGGGTGTCCAAATGGTCCACATTGTCCACAAATCGATCGACGCATAAAAAACGCGCGCATGCACTGGCGCAAAAATTAAGTTAGTGGCCACTCACTTATTGTGGATAGTCCACATTGCCCCCCACCAAAGTACTACATGCACATGTGCACATGACATGCGCGCGCATGCACGCAAGCCTGGTGAAACTGACGCGGAGCTGACGGCTTTGTGTGGGTAGTCCACATTGTCCACAAACTTTCGGCTGAGGGGAGGGGGTAGGGCCGACGACATAGGGCCTAAAGCTGCGGAGCGTTAGCGAACAATTTTTATTTTTAATTTATTTTGTAAAAGATCTTTTAGTACACAACTCTGCGCTTTAACTTTACAATCTGGCCGTTGGGCGTTAAGCCAGCATTCGAGGATGTCATGTGTACAGTTTTCTGGCTTTCTTGTACACGTTCAAAATGATGTGCTTAAAAAACACAGCTTTTTGAACACAACAACCAAATCGAGCCCAACACCAACAAGTCTGGGTGTTGCGCCGCAGTCATAGTTGCTGCCTGATTTGAAGGGTCAGCCAGCACCCAGACTTGTTGGTGTATCATTGCGCTACATGCCAACATGCATGGGGGTTGTGTCTGACGCTACGCACATAGCGCAGAAAGTCGATAGCCTCCAGCCGTGTTGGCAAGGAGAACCAATGTTCCAATCATTACCACTTGCTATCCGCGAAGTCAAAGCCACTGAGGCGCGACTCAACGCAATCTACGAAGCAGCCAAGCTCGGGCTGAAGGGCGACTCACTCGCCCTCGCCGCCGGCATGCTCCCCGCCGAATACCGCCAGTTGTGCGTCCTCGACCCCATCGCTGAGATGGCCGAACAGAAGGGCCGCGCGGACGGCGAACGTGCTCTTTCAGGCGTACTACATCAGGCCGCTATGGAAGGCGACGCCAAAGCAGCGCTCGAGATCTTGAAGCATCAACACGGCTGGGTGGCCAAACAGGCCATCTCCGTCGAGGTCGACCAGCGCATCAGCATCACGTCCGCACTGGCGGCAGCTAACGAGCGCGCCTTAGAGTTCATCGAAGCCGAAACACTACCAGCGCGTCCAGCGCCACAACATGCAAACAACAATCTACTCGGCTGAAGACGAACAGGAGCTGATGGCACGCCTGTGGGCGCCAGCTATCAAGGACAACCCACTGGCGTTCGTGATGTACGCGTTTCCGTGGGGTCAGCCAGGCACGCCTTTGGAACACTTCCAAGGACCACGCAAATGGCAGCGCGAAGTGCTGTCGGACATCGCCGAGCACATCAAGCAAAACAAGGGCAAGATTGACTTCGACACATTAAGAGAAGCTATCTCATCTGGCCGTGGTATTGGAAAATCCGCGTTGGTCAGTTGGCTCACGATCTGGATGCTGTCCACGCGGATCGGCTCGACGACCATCATCTCGGCCAACTCGGAAGCCCAGCTTCGCTCGGTCACATGGGCGGAGATTACTAAGTGGCTGGCGATGTCACTCAACAGCCACTGGTTTGAAGTCTCAGCCACCCGACTGATGCCGGCCAAGTGGATCACGGAACTGGTCGAGCGTGACCTGAAGAAGGGCACCCGCTACTGGGGTGTTGAGGGTCGACTCTGGTCGGCTGAGAATCCCGACGCCTACGCGGGTGTGCACAACTTCGACGGTGTGATGGTGATCTTTGACGAAGCATCGGGTATTGACGACGGCATCTGGTCGGTCACGTCAGGTTTCTTCACTGAGAACACACCCAACCGCTTCTGGCTGGCTTTCAGTAACCCACGGCGCAACACTGGGTACTTCTCTGAGACATTTCACTCCAAGCGTGAGTTCTGGAAAACGAAAGTGGTGGATGCGCGCACTGTTGAGGGCACCGACAAGGCGGTCTATCAGCAGATCATCGACGAATATGGCGCTGACTCATCTCAAGCACACGTCGAGGTCTACGGCGAGTTCCCCAACGCTGGCGATGATCAGTTCATATCATCAGGCTTGGTGGACGATGCAATGATTCGCCCCAAATACCAAGACCTGTCTGCGCCGATCATCATCGGTGTGGACCCTGCGCGCTTCGG